GAGTTAAGCGAACTGACTTGGCTTTGCAGGTCAGTGATCTCAGCGTCGTGCGTATCGAGCTGATCCTGAAGGTCTTGGTCGGCTTCCTCGCGTGCGGATTGCTCGGTTGCCACGATGGAGTCTGCGTAGTCTTTGGCGTCCTTCTCAGCCTTAGCCACAGAGCCTTCGACTGAATCAGCGCCTTCTAGCACGTCGAGGCGTGCGTCGAGAGCGTCGTCACCNGCTTGGCGTGCGGTTGCTTCGTCAGCAACTTCAGCGTCGGTGTAGTCTTTGGCGTCTTTCAGAGCCTTGGCAACAGAGCCAACAACACTGTCTGCGCCTTCGAGGATGTCCAAACGGGCATCGAGGGCGTCATCAGCGTCTTCGCGTAGGCCAGCTTCAACGGCNATGGCTGCATCGCGGTCGATAACTTCCTGAGCGATCTCGGCGTCGGTGTAGTCAGCGGCTTGCTTCTTAGCCCACAGAACGGAGCCAGAGGTAACGTCGCTGCCTTCGATAACGTCGAGGCGGCTGTCTAGGCCAGAGATCTGGTTGCCGATGGTAACAGCAAAGTTCTCATCGCTGCCCAGGGCGTCAGCAAGTTCCTTCAAGGTGTCCAGTAGAGCTGGAGCGCCATTGACGAGCGAGCTAATGGAAGAGTCAGTGTAAGCTTTAGCGTCAAACTCAGCCTTAGCAACCGAGCCAACGACGGTGTTGTCGCCTTCCAGAACGTCCAGGCGGGCGTCTAGGGCGTCGTCACCAGCGATGCGAGCGTCGATCTCGTCCTGTAGGCCGGAACCTGACAGAGCTTCGAGGTCGTCGATCTGTTGCTGAAGGTCAGAGTCAGCAGCATCAACGTAGGTTTTGGTGGTCGGGTCAGCTTCGAGAACGTCGAGACGACCGTCCAAAGCGGTGTCAGCGTTTTCGCGAGCTGTTTGCTCAGAGGCGACAATGCTGTCGGCGTAGTCCTTAGCATCCTTCTCAGCTTTAGCAACCGAGCCTTCAACCGAGTCAGCGCCTTCAAGGATATCCAAGCGACCGTCTAGCAGGTCGTCGGCGTCCATGCGAGCTTGTTGCTCAGCGGCAACTGCGTCTTCGCGGGCTTGCTCTTCTGCGCTTACCAGACCTTCTAGGTAGGTCTGAGCAACGCTGATAGCTGCGTCACGGTCGATGACTTCTTGAGCGATCTCAGCATCGGTATAGTCGTAGGCTTGTTTTTTAGCCCACAGTACCGAGCCAACCGTGGTGTCAGTGCCTTCGATAACGTCCAGGCGACCATCAAGAGCGGATAGTTGGTTGCTGATGGTGGTTGCAAAGTTCTCGTCAGAGCCAAGGGCGTCTGCAAGCTCTTTCAAGGTATCAAGCAGAGCTGGCGCTCCGTTGACCAATGAACTAATAGCGGAATCCGTGTAGCTATTGGCGCTAGCAAGAGCGTCGCTAGCTTCTTGAGCCGCTTTGCTGTCGACGTAACCTTTGCGGGATACTTCGCTAGAGCTTTGCGGATCAGAAGGAACAACCGGCAAGATTAGAAACTCAGGAACGTCGGAGCTGTTAACTTTGAGGAAGCTAACTGCGCCATTTCCTGCTGCGTTTACAGCGCGTAGTGCTTCGTCGTTAGACAGCTTGATTTTTGACCCGTCGACGCTGTCGGGTCGTAGAAACTTCTTAGCTAGACGTGACATTAAGAACTCCCATTCTGTGCGAGATGCATACCCGCGCAAATTGAACTGGCTAGCCTGTGTATCTGTATTTTACCCTAGAAAGGCGATGCGTATATAGTCGCCCACTTCAAGGATTGCTTCAAGATCGCTGCCTTCCCAAGACACAGTTTGCTCGGAAACAGTAAAGTCGATCCCGTTTATTTGGTACATGCCGCCAATGACATCTAGCGTTACTTGTTCTGGATAGTAGGCCCTGGATGGTAACGTGTAGCTTTTTGCGTCGATTATAGCCTGGGTCACTTCTACGTGCAAAATCTGGTAGTCCGGGAACGTCGAATAAACAATCCTGACGGTGTCACCCTCTTCGATTAGGTCTACAAGTTCGCCGTCTATCCAACTCAAAGTTGTATTAACCACGGTGAAATCCGACCCAATTAGCTGGGGTACGCCTTCTAGTATATCAAATGCCACTTGCTGGGTGTTGGCTGGGGTAGCTTGCAGGTAAACAAATTTATTTTGAGCTTCTGCGGCCGTTATGGTCCGGTACTCAACTCTGACAGGCCCGGCGTTACTCGATGCGAGAAGTTGAACAATCGCATCTTGGACGGTAATCGCTTCAATCCCGAGAGAAGATCCATCAATCGGAATCTGCTCGGCTGTCTGCGTCCGTGTAAATAAAGGGATATCCACTTTACGCCTGCGTTAAAATTACTACTTCATAAGATACGGGATGAGTCTGCCCACCGTCTAAGTGAATCTGCCTAATCTCGCCACGCGGGGCGACAGAGAAGGCTTCTCCAGGCGCTAACTTGATCCAATTCGTCTGCCCATCGATTGAGAATAGCAGGCGATAAGAGTTTGTTTGGTCAATTGCACAACGAATTGATAGCTGCTGTATCGGCTGCCCTACTACTGGAGGAAGTGCCGTAAGGCTACCGGCCGTTGTAGATCCGGTATAAACCGTGGTCTTGCCGAGTCCAAACTGAATATCAGAGATGGCCTCAGTCTTGAGCGTTAGCCATTGGCCATATGTCACACTGCCGCCACTGATCACAGTCTTAATCCGTGGGCGGTTATGGAAACGAGTAATAGAAGTTTTCGAGATAGCGTTAGCTGTGTTCAGGATCTCGTGGCCGCCTAGCCACACTTTATCTTCCGACTTCTCGCTTAAGCCAACGTCTTCAAACGTAACCATGACCGAGGCGCCAGGGTCTAGTGACTCAACAAAAACGGTCGAAACGAGAGCATTACCCTCGGCCCATAGGGGCTGATAGTAAGTACCGGGAGGCACCGAGGAAAGCTCCTTGATAGCCACCGTTTCGTTGGGACGTAGTTTGAAAAGTACCATTTACGTTCGTCCAAAAAAAAGGGGCGAGTTTGACCCCGCCCCCCAGATAGCTTGCCGAATCAATTAGAGCGTAATGTTGTAACCGTAGCATACGGATGCTTCGCTTGCACTCTGAGCATGGCCCTGGAAGTCAAGACGTTGGTAAGCAGCCATCAGGTAACGGTCATAGTTTGGCAAATCTTGGATGATACGCAGTTGCGGTGCGCGGCGCATACCGACGTAGAAGCGGGAAGCGTTGACTAGCAGGATGCCGCCTTTGGTTGTTGTGGTGCCGTCGTACACGCCAGATGCATTAAAATCCTCGCGCATATGCTGGCTTACGACCACGGGAATCCCTAAAATGGAAGCTAAAGATCCTCTTAAAATTTGAGCCGCCATCGGACCCGCTTTGTCGACAGTTAGGATCTCTGGAAGACCCATTAACTGAGCGTAAACAGCGGGGCCAACGATCCAGACTAGGTCGGCTGGGTTGACGCCAAACTTCTTCATCTGAGCGCGCATTTGAAGAAGTGCAGTTGTGCTTAGAGCGCCTGCAATGTTCTTGGTACCGCCGCCAGCGCTGTTAGCGAGAGCCAACGGACGAAGACCTTTCCACAGCTTCTCAGCGAGAAGAGCAGAACCAGCTTGCGTGTCGCTGTCTGGGTGGGTGCCGTCATTATCGGCGTTTAAAAGTGCGCTTTCTACTGCGCGGTCGTGTGACATCACGAGCTCTTGGCGAGCGATGGAGAGGAAGTCAGGAGCCGAATCTTCGTTCAACTCTTCTGGGATAACGTGGTGGGCTTCGATCTTGCTAGCGGTGAAGCGTAGCTTGTCCGTGCCGAACTCACGAGCAACAGCGGCCGCGCCTTCGGAGACTTTCTGAGCTTTCAGAACGTCTTTAACGACTGGCAAATCGTATGGGCTCGACGGCATCTTGATTTCGCGGAAGCGAGCTTGTAGGCCCAATTCCAATTCAAATTCTTGAATGTACGCGGAGCTGATAAGGGTAGGTACGAACTCGTCGCCGTAGCCAGCAACGGTTGAGCCAAACGCTTTTAGGCGGGGAGCCAACTCGGTGCGGCCGTAGTATGTCTCTGCCAAGTTTTTGATCACTGCCACGCGGTCGCTTTTCGCGTCAGCGCCGATATGGTCCAGGGGAGCGCCGTGGAACATCTGAGCGGTGAAGCGTGCAACGTCGACAGTTTTCTTAAGATCGCGAACAAGGTGCTTCAGCTCGGCATTGACTGCGCGAAACTGGGGAGCAGCGGTGTTGACGGTCAAAAGTTCTTTGACGTTTGAGCAGCCGAAAGCGCGAAGAGCGCGGGTTTCGTCGCTGGTGCGGCCATAAGCTGCGGTGCCGAGGTTCAGAGCTTTGGTTTTGGTTTCCTCAGCATCTTTCTCAGCAGCAGCCTTAGCAGCCTCAGCCTCTTTCACTTTAGCTTCAGCAGCTTCAGCGCGGGCCTTCAGTCCTTCGACGTCTTTTAATAGAGACGCCACGTCTTCACGAGTAGCCATAAAACAAACTCCCAATGGTTAATAGCGGTGCGTCCCTACGCCCCGATTCTCGATAAAGTTTTGTTGATCGCTTCGACGTATTCTCTAACGATCTCCGTGTCCTTGGCAAGATAGTCGTCTGCCTCCATCTGTGCCGGTGCCGGTGGAACGGGCTGTGGTGCCGCTACTTCCACGGGCGGAGTGGCCTGTTTGGGTGGCATTGCTTGAGCAAGCTGGGCGATAGCTTCGCGCAGGGCCTGAAGCTCGGCTACTACCTGACCCAGCATGACGTTAGTCTGGCGGGCTTGTAGCAGTGCCTCTGGTACGTCAACGACGGGAGCATCGCTAGGCAGCGGCACAGTGGGTAGCTGCTTCTCTTCAGCTTCCTCGGCTGCCTTGTCTTCTTGCTCTGCTTCTTCGCTAGCTGGCTTACATTCGCCGACCATAGCAACCATGCCNGGAACTTTGTCATCCAGGGCGATTGGCTGAACAGAAACAAACTCTTCGGGAGACTTCTGAGCTAGAACCCAAAAGCCTTCCTCCTCGCTTGGTAGACTTACGTCCCAGCCGTTGGCCTCGGCCCATGCCTTGGCAGCGTCCAGCGTCTCAAATTCGCTNTTAGGGAGCTTAATAGCTTGGACCTCAAGCTCTAGCTCTTTCTTACTCTCGGGCTGATCTTCCTCGCTGCCCTCTGGANCAGGTTCATCGCTAGGCTTAGCTTCGTCGCTAGCTGGCGGTGGTACTTCTTCCTTAGCCTTNTCAGCCTCCGGCGCAGCAGCTTCAGCATCAGCNTGAGCAGGTTCATCGGCAGCGCCTTTCGTTATGAACGCTTTAACTTCCTCGTATGGGTAAGATTTAGCGATCTGAAATAGGCTGTCTTGGTTCATCGGCAGAGACACCACGGAGATCTCGAACAGCTCGGCAGCTTTGATCTCGGTGACACCNTTGTCNGTCTGCGTCGAGTCGATGAGGTCGAACCCTACGGAGAAGGAATTTAATACGCCTTCTTTGATAAGGTCGCGGATCCGGCTGATCTCAGGGTCAGCACTCATGCTGATACGCGCCTTGACGTACAGCCCTTCGTCCTTGGCCTCGATGATTTGAGCCTTGCCGATTGGCTTAGCCTTATCGTGGTTCCACAGGATGATGGCGTTCTTCTTAAAGTTATCCAGCTGCCAAGCAGACTTCGGAATGATGTCGCCGCCACGGTCAACGACCGCTTTGTTGGCCCACCCCTCGATCAGAAGCCCCTTGGAGCTTTCGGTGGCCTTAAAGACACCGATCATTGCTTTATTTTGATGCGTCCAGTGACTCACAAACCACCCCCCGCTGTAGCTTCCTCGTCGAGCTTTCCAAAGCCGATGGCCTCGGCATCCTCACGACTCACGGCAACCACCCGGCAGCGACATTGAATAACGTCACCAGGGGCACCACTTGGATCGCGGGGATAGAGAAGGCCGTTACTAAATTT